TCACCGCGAAGTCACCAGTGGTGGAGAGATTGACATTCAAGTTCTGTCCTGCTACTGGGGTTAGGGTTAAGGCATTACCAGTGATAGAACTAATTGTATCTACATATAAATTAGCCCAAGCTGATGAAGTAGAACCAAGGTTATCAGTAGAGTCAGTATCAGATACTAGAGAAGTATTGATAGCTACCGAAGCAAGGTTTGACAATGCTGTGTTAGCTTTGCTGTTAAGTTGTGTCTGAATAGCACTTGACACACCCTTTACATAAGTGAGTTCTGTCAGTGAAGGATAGGTAGCAACAGCGAGAGAAGCGATAGAAGAAGAGCTATTGAAGTAGGCAATTTCATTTATAGTTCCACTGAGTGTTGAAGCTTTAGCATTTAACTGAGTCTGGATTGCAGAAGTAACTCCTTTTAAGTAAGTTAATTCTGTCAATGAAGGGTATGTAGCAATTGGAGCTGACACTATATTTTTTGAAGCGTCAGTAATTAAAATTTCAGAAGCAGTTAAGTAACTACCAGTGATAGAAGTAGCAAAAGTTGGTGAAGTTGTTGGGGCTTTAGTTCCCAATTGTGTCTGAATAGCTGAAGTTACTCCTTTAACATAAGTTAGCTCAGTTAAGCTTGGGTAGGTGGCAACTGGGGCTGAAACGATATTCTTTGAAGCGTCAGTGATAATTATTTGGGAAGCGGTAAGAGAAGTAGAGTTTAGGATACCTGTAGTTAAAGTATCTGTAGTAGTGTTAAAAGTCAGAGCAGTATCACCTTCTATCGTTCCGTCACCTGTCCACACACCTATTTGGTTATCCGCAGGTATACCAACCTTTGATACGTCACCAGTGCCAGCTGGCACTGCAAATGTAGGAGCAGATGTTGCCCCATTAGATTTTAAGAATGTTCCACTAGCACCAAGTGCAAGTTCGGTAACATCTCCGAGACCATTAGAATAGAATACCCTCCATGCTGTTTGGTCTACGAAGGATGTAAGGTTGGTGTAACCAGTCACTGGAGTTTCCCATTGAGGTGCGGCTGCCAGATTGTTTACTGTAAGAACCTGTCCGTCTGTTCCTATTCCTAACCTTACAATATTTGTACCATTATGGTATAGTATGTCCCCTTCTACATAAGAAAGACCAACTAGGTCTGTTACAAAAGACGACTCAGTAGATGTGAGAAGTCCTTCTAAATTGAACCCCGGGTTCGTTATGTTCCAAGGAAATGACATTATACTTTTATAATTAATTTATCCAAATCAACCGTTGGGTCTACCTTTGAATAAAGTTCTTTTAATCTTCTATATATGACCGACATATCCTTTGACATTGTTATTAGGTCATCTTCCATTTTCTTCAGAGAGTTTTCTTTTGCATCTGAATTCTTCTCTCTTATTCTAATCTTATCCTCTCTCTTGAGTCTATCTTTAGTTAATTTCTTTTCTTCCTCCCTTTTCCTATCTACCAATACAATTAAAGAAGAAACATCTTTAGATAAAGTATCTTTGTCTTTTTCTAATGAACGAATTTTAGTATTAAGTTCTGACATTGTTTGTGAATAAACTCTGTGATTATTATCAAAGATTTCTTTAATTTCTTTATTTTTTTCTTTTTGTATTTCCTCCTCCTTTTGTAGTTCTTTTATACGTCCAAGATGTGTTCTTAACTGTATAGAGTTCTTAACTTTGGTTGCCTCCCAGGTGTTCTGAATATTTCGTAGGTCCTGGGTATATCTATCTATTTCTGATTTAAGAAAAACAGCACGGCTGCGCAAATCGTCTAGCCGTGCTGTTGTTTCTGATATAGTGTTCCTCACTTCCGCTAAGTTCTTATTCTCAATTGAGATTAACATCAATGTGTCGTTCAATTCAGAACTAGCCCTCCTTAACTCTATGAGTACAGCAGACCTATCCTCGCTAAGAAGTCTCAGTTCATCTTTCAGTATTACTGAGTTCTTCATTGTTTAAATTCTTAGTTGTATAATTTTTTATAGTCCCGACAATGTAGCTGTAACTGATGCTGTTCCAAATGTAGTAACAACACCTGATTCCAGTAGTGATAATCGCATATATTTATAGGCAATATCAATTAGGATGTTCTGACTACCTTCAGACATTTCCCAGTGTCTCTCTGTAATAGTTGATTCAGTTGTTGTTGTTGTATCAATAGCTAAAATGAACCAATCTGTTCCATTATTAGATGCTTCTAATTGGAACTCCAAAAGATTTAGTGTCTCACCGGCATCCATGTTATAGACAACATCTAACGATAACTTTGAGAAACCACCAGTTTCAAATACTTTTCTGTTTCCAGTGTAGGCGGCCGTCAATGTGGCGGTATTAAATAATGGTATTACAGGCTGGCTTGTATAATTTAGCATGTTATTTCTTTTTGGTTACCTTCTTAGTAACAACCTTAACTTCCTCTGCTTCTTCTACGACATCCTCAACCTCTTCCATCTCCACTTGCTTTTCAAATTGCAGGAAACCATAGATAGTAAACCATTGCTTGGCTACATCTTTTGGGAAAGACTTTGTCTCTTTGGGTAGGAGTTCATAACTTACCCCCTTAAACAAAAGTTTAAGTATGGTATTCTCTGTGTTTTTTACTTTTACGTCATTCATAAAATTAGTGTACTACTGTTCCTAGTGAGTAAATAGTAGCTGCTGTTGCAGATGTTTGAACCCACAAAAACCGCTTTGAATTGTTCTGTGCAATTGTCATTGTACCAGATAGGGTGAGTCCTGTATTTGATGTTACAGTAATCGTCTCAGCCGCGTCAGCGGTGTTGCGAATAGTGAATTCAAATGATGCTCCAGCAGTATTGAATGGGGAGTTAATCTCTGAAAACATGCTAGCTGCTGTAGGAAGTAGGTCAGCACGTGATAAGCCAGCTGGGTCTCTAAGTATTAGTCCACCCAACACTTGTTCTACGGTGTATGTTACTGCGGCTGCGGTTGATATTGCTTCTGCAACAGACTTCTTGTAGATTTGGTTTGTTGCTTGTAAGTTTGTAAATATTGTTGGTGTTTTGCTCATAATTCTAAAATAATTCTTATAACCAAGCCATTATAGACTTGAGTCTAGCCACCCAAAATGATGGCCAGAACAAGGCTACAACTAAAGCTTATGCAGAATAAGCGGCACTGTCTCCTAGGGAACCCCAAGAGCGACGCCAGTCTTTAGTATAGTTTGCCCAACGACCGTAGACTCCTACGATTAGGGTCTTTTTGTCCTCATCTACTTCAGTCCATGGCTGCATTCCCTCACGAGAATCGTGACAGAACTTAGTAGAACCTGGAACAACTAAGAACCAGGCTGTGTCAGAACCTCCATGAACAGAATCCATAAGTACTGAGGATGTAACTCCAACAATACCTTTATAAACGTTAATGTCGTTATTAGCATTACCTGAAACTAATTCAGATTCTGTAATAACAGTTGCGGTTTTCTCTAGGGCCAAAGGAACTGCGAGGGTCTCTCGACCACCCATAGTTAGAGGACCACCAGCATCAGTCATTTGCTTGCGAAGTGCAAGACGTGCTGTCTCAAGGTTTGTTTCTGAAAGAACCATACCTGTCGATGAAGCGTTTGACTGTGATGATTGGCTTGGTACTACTGATGGATGTTGTACTGAGAAAGTTGGTCAATTTTGTTACTGCTGTTTCCTAAACTTTTTGAACTCCATCTGTAGTTCTACTTTGTTTAGGTGGGGTAGTATGTCACCCCAAATCAATCTTTTTGCAAACAATCCAACCTTTCCTTCCAGTGTAATATGTTCTGAGTTACTAAACATAAGCTGTAAGTTTTCGATTCGGTTGTCGTCTTTAATACCGTTCTTGTGATGAACACATTCTCCATCCTCTAGTTTCCTACCCAAATATCTTTCCATGTTGTATACATGTTCTAATACATAAGTGGACCGGCCCTTGGTGAATACTCTGTGTTCTTCCTTATCAGATATAAGGGATGTGTGTAAGCCAATGTATCCATTGTTTAATACTTGTCTTCCACCATTCCATTTAGGATTTCGTTCGTTCTTCATCCAGTCGTTAAATACTGGAAATCCAAACTTCCTTCGCCAGTAGTTAGTTGTGGTCTGTGCCACACCTTGCTCTCTAGCAATTTGATTGATTGATTTTCGATTAATCATGTACTCTTGTTTAAACCATTCTTTGTTTGTCCAAGGTCTTTCCTTGAAATCTGTCTGGTTTCTACCTCTGTTGTTATGATGTATTTTATTCATACATATCATTATAACATAGATATATTTTTTGTCAAGAGCAGATTAACATCAGCGGCCTAATCATTTCTGTTAGACTCTCTATGTTGCCATAGAGTTCAGACTATTCCTTCACCCCTAAGGGTGGGCTATTATAGTCGTTGAACGTCCCCCTTCCGGGGTTTCGCTGCAGATTGTCCTCGTGGGAGTTCCCTGCAATTTAAGCCATTTATCGAACTGCTTACGCAGCAAGGGGGCAAAATTCTACCCCATCATTGTAGTATTGGAAACGATATCCACGAATAGATTCGTCTCTGGTTGTAAATCCTCCATTGAAAAGCTGGATACCAGACTCATCAATTGAGAAGTTGTATCCTCGACCAATGTCTGTAGCTTCATCAAGTTGAGAACTGAAGTCACGGTCCATGAGATTCTCACGGGTAACTTCAACCTTAGCTCCATAAGCTGTATAGTCAACAGAGGTTACGTATGTCTTATAACGGTTTAATTCGTCAGTCTCTTCACCTTCGTCTTTTCTTGTGACGCGGTTTTCTGACACCTTTCCTGTGAAGTTCTTTTGACCTACGTCAGAAGATTCCATAGTAAGGAGGGCTGAGATGCCTGGTTGGTACAGTTCAGCTCCTTGGTCAATACACTCAAGGATTTGAAGACCGGTACCCCTAATTATCTCGCCCCATTTTGCTCGGGTTTCAATCATGTTAGATTAATATTAAGTTTTAGGAAGCGAATAATTAGAAGCCAAATATCTCAGACTCCAAGATATTAACAACAACCTTAGTTGTGTTAACAAGACTTAGACCATGAGAATAAACTTGCTGCTTTACTTCTGCTACCGTTGATTCATCTAGTGTCTCTTCGTCGGCAAGGTCAAAAGTTTTGCCTGCTAAGTTAGAGCCAGCGGTTGTACCAATAGCGGCATCACCTGTGACTTCATAAAGGGAAGTCGTACCTACGTCTACGCGTACACGTGCCTTGTCAACCGTTTGGTTGTCAGCAGCAGCTGCGTATGTATCACCTGGATTACCTCTGTAAGTACCACCAGTAGAGATAGCTAGTCGATTGTCACCAATCACACTTTCCACAATACCTAGGATACGAGCACCTGTAGTTACAAGAGCAGCAAAACCACTAACGGTGTTGACAGCATCTCCTACAGCTACAGTAACAGAATTAGTAACAATACGGTCTACCAAAATAGGGCCTCCGTAGTTACCAAGTGAACCAATTTTTATGAACATTTTGATTCTTTATTAAATAGAACCCTATTCAAAAGTTTGATTAAATTTATTTAATCCCTAAACTAGCCATTGCTTCTGGATATTTTGAATTGAGATGAGTTAACTTCTCTTTATCCATTTTAGCAAATTGCATAGCTGATTCTACATCCTTAGAAATACCATCTATTTTTACTGGGGCAGTGCCATCATTACGAGGACTGCCTTCATAATCACTTTTACCTTCTTGTGAGTTGGTGTTATTCATGAAACGATATACTTCCTCTAGTCTAGCTTTAGCTTGTGATTTATTAGTCACATCAGATAAGTTAAATTTCTTTAAATACTCTGTGAATTTACTAAACACAATCCCTGCTGTGTCGGATTGAAACTCAGTCTTACTAGATTTGAATTCAGCAATAGCCTCTTCCAATTCTTTCTTACGTCGTTCGTTATCCTTCTCAGCAAGTGCTTTTTCAATCAAGCTATTGATATCAGGTTCGTTTTTGTTAATGTTTTCATTACCTTCCGTTGGGATTCTTTTAAGTCGAAGTTCCTTTAGTTCGTCAACTACTTTAGTAACGTCTCCTTTAGCTTTATCTGCTTCGGTTCTAGCAGCTTGTGCCGCTTCCTCTGCAACAGAAGCTCTTCTTTCAGCTTCATCCTTAGCGTCTTGTAATGCTTTAATTTCTTCTTCTGTCATATTTGTTAAATGACTTCTCGCCCCCTTATTTTTAATTCACTTATTAACGTGGTAATGCCCACGACTGGTCGAGTCCAGTACGGCGAGTTGCTCTTGTGAGCAAGGTAGGACATACAATGAGGAAGGGGAGGGAACCTTTCTTGTACATCCTACCCCACCCACAAGTGGGTGTGCCAAGGGGAAGGCACCGACTATAGATAGTCAAGGGTACATCTAGTAAGACCTAAATGCTGGTATATTATAACATACCTATTTTTTTTGTCAACCCCCCCTATCCTTCACAGCTTGTACATACACTGTCGCCTGGTGCCATGTGCACTCGGACCGTCACTTCTGAACCATCTACTTCTGGTAAATCAAAATTAACTTCGTTTTCTTGTGTCATTTGCTTTTCTTATTAGTGAAATAAAGTAGTTGGTTCTTTGGTATGCTCCTCGTATAGTACGCCTATCCTCATCGTTAGATGCTTGGAAGTAAGTACGTATATCATTAGCACATAGGTCTCTTAGTAGACGAATAAACATTTCATTACTACCGTAGGTTCTAAACATCTCTAAAACTTCCTTCTCTGTTATAACTGAACCGTTTGGCATCTCACTATTGTAGTATCCTAGCTTGTTCAATATTCTGTTAGCTGCCCTTTTTATTATTTTCATAAGTATTATTACATCATTTGTGCTAACTGTTGATTAGCAGCACCCATGGCTTGGGCACTCTCACCTTGAACTCCTGCTCCCTCAGCTTGTTGTGGTTGCTGAGGTCCTCTAATAATCTTAGTTGGGTCTAGTCCCATAGCTGCCGCCAACATTGTTAATGGTTCTTCTAGATTTACCATATCTCCACCAATCTGTGCAAGCATTTGAATCTGTTGAAGAAGCATAGCTTGTTCTGCCATTGATGAATGTTCACGTCTAGTGTCTAGACCAATCTTAACGTCGAACTGTACATCCCTGATATATTTAGGACTGATGGCTGTTACTTCAACCTTCTTACCCTGTTCGGAAGATGAAATCATTGACCGAGCCCGTGTCTCTTCTATCGATGGAAGAGATTCATCATTGCGATAAATCTCCAATACCCTTGCTCCTCTTTCTCCTTTAGATAACTTAGTATTATTAAATGAGAACGAAGCAAAAGGTTTTGTTGTATCTGTATCAGCCATTACTCCAGGAACTATAGTAGCTGTTGGTTGGAAACCAAACTGTAGTATATTCTTAAAGCGAAGCATAGCCTTTCTTTTGATAGCACCGTTAAGATAACGAGCGACCATGGTAAGGATTGCAGCTACTCCCGCTGCTGCTGTCTGTACTTCGTACGCTGTAGTTCTTTCTGAACCGGTACCAGTTTGACCTTGTGAGGTTCTGTCTAGAGAAGACTCCTCCATGATACGTCTTGTATATTCAAGAATGTATTGGTGCCAACCTGTTGGAGCTGGAAACTGTAGAGGCATGATAGCTTCTGACAGTCTTAGGCCACCTGTGTCTATGGCAGTTCGTCTGCCTGGTCTAAGGAAGTCGTCTTCAAAATCATCAAACCCGGCCGTAATGATAGGGGTGAAGATTGACAAGAATGATTGGTCCATCATCATGTTTTGAAGTACGTTGAGTACATCTTGCATTGAGCTCAACTTATTAGGAAGAGACTTACCGTAGAAGAATACTCCGAACGGTTCATTTATAGCTGAATAGAATGGTTGTTCCTTATGAGCCCAAGGAAGTGGTTGTACTTCCTCATTAGGTCCTAGTGGATTAATCCAAATACCGTTAGCCAACATTACATACTGGTCATTGAGCGAGTCGTAAAATCTAATCAACTCAACCATACCTTCTCCAATATCTGATGACAGGAAGTCCATGTAGTAAGGAATAGTAGCACCGGATGTTTGAGTAGACTTCTTTGCTTCTACTAGTTCTGCTTTATTATAGTGACCAAACTTCTCTTGGAACTTTGATATGTCCATAACCTTTCTCCAAAAAGAGTACGGTTGATTCTGAGCACCCATAATTCCAACACTTGCTGGATAGTATTCATCAATTGGTACTAGGTCAGAATAGAACTTGGTTGTCTTAATGATAACCTCATTTACTGTCATCTTGTCACCAATCCCTTTTACCTCTCTAATCTTTTTCTTTTGATATTCAATATCTTCATACCCGATGGCTGTACCCTTGACCAAAAGTTCTAGTACAAACATCGACATAAAGTTTTCGTAATCATCCAACTCCTCTGTGTAGTGATACAGGTCAGTAATGATTTGAGCTCGAAGGATATCCTCTTCACCTCTTGGTAAGGCAGATGCAATCGGTAGCTGTTCAATTAACTTACCAACCATTGATAATACCTTGTTTCTTGTGAAACCATCATTGAATCCTGATTGCCAATCCTCCATCCCTTCTCTTAGATATAGGTTTGTATTAAATCTCTCTGTTGAATCCTCAACATAAGTGATTAAGTTCATACCATCAAAGTATGCAAATGCTCGGTCACGGTCTTGCTGAGACCTACGGAATAAGTCCAGTGTGTTAGAGACCACTTTCATTTCTTTCTCTGATGGTTTGAATACTTCCCCGTTCTTATACAAGAGCTCGTATAGCTTTATAGGCTCTTTAGCCTTTGCGTAAGGCGACGCTATGTTAGTAGCTTTATTAGGTGTCATTTGTTTTATTTTATAACTAGATTACGATACATGTCTTTAGCTATACGGTAATGTTCGTCGTTGTTTTTAAATTGATAAACTCGAAGCTTAATTGCTTTCGAAGCTTCTTCGTATCCCTCCACAAAGTTCTTTACTTTCCTCTGTAGTTCTCCGTCCTGTTCATACTCCATCATAAGTTTTAAAGACTCACGATATGGAGATTCGGTGTACCATTCATACCCATGTTGGGGCATGTCCTTGTATACCTCATGAACATATGCGTCTTTCCAATAGATTCTATAGAAGCCACAACGTATCCTAATTACTTTAAAGTGTTTTGATGTTGCATACAGTTCTCTGACTAAACGTCTGAACCACGGGCTTCCCTCTTTGATTCTATCTTCTCCTTCGCATGTAAGGGTTGAAGGTCTTGCCATTTTTATTAAACTTATCTGATACTCTTTTATTATTACTTCTTATTTTCTCTAGCCCTAAACATAGATATTCAAGTGCTGAACGATGATGAGAGGTCCAGTCATGGTTGGGTTTCATTGTTCTTACCTCCTCCTCACCAAGGTGTCTGACCTTCGGATATGATGCCTGACCTATACACATGGCCAGGTATTCTGTATCCTCATTCTTGTTTAGTTCTACTCCTCCTCTTATTCTCATCTTAACAGATGTCTTCCTTGTGGGGAAGCTTTTCCAGTTCTCATCCCAGTTTACATATATACCATTATCCTTAAGAATACTAAAGACACTTTGGTTAGTAACTGAAGATGTAAATCGACCAGCTGGGTCCCCATATACTGTTCCTCTCTTCCACCTTCGATGTTCCTCAATTTTCTTTATCTCCTTAGGAGAATATCGGAACTCATCTGAAGGTACTATCCCAGTAAGGAATGGTATAAAGAAGTCTATCGTTTCACCTGTCTTATAATAAGCGTCTACTATACGAAACTTATTATTAATTAACTGTGACCATATAATTGCAGTACCATCCTCCTTACCCCAGTCACATCCTACGTATAGAGGATAGGAATCATTATATTCAAAGAATCCAACCTCAGGGTCCCACTCTAGATAGACTCTACCTTCCAAAGACTTCTCATAGTTTAGGTCAATCTCCTGTGCCACCGTCTCTTCTGTGTTACGATTCTTTTCAAAATTATACCATACCTCGTCCTTCAATGGGTGTGACTTCCAATGTAATGTCAGTACATCCATACCTGAATTCCTTAACTTCCAATAGTAATTCTTACCATGAGGAGTTGAGTTAGCTATCTGGCATGAGGTTGTCTGAGAGCCGGACTCCCAAGAATCTTTTGCAGTTTCCCAGAATCCTAACTCATCGTAAAAGATAGCTGTCTTTCTGGCACCTCGTCCGAAGTTGGGATTCATTGTCGAACCAGAGATAATATTATTATTCTCTGGATTCACCAGCTTTAGCTTTAGTCTATGCTTCTTGAAACTAAAGTTTCTAGGTAATAACCATGCGGGTAAATTCTTGAGAGTGTACTCTATCTTTCCAAACAAGGCATCTTGGTTCACACCGTCATCTACTTCCTTCTCTCTATATGAACCCATGAGTAAGTTTGTTCCATCTCGGAATATCCAATACCATAGGAACACATACACCAGTAACCATGAGACTCCCATGTCTCGGGACTTCTCAATTAAAAAGTTAATTCCCTCGTCAATATGTTCTACGATATATTTAACCGCATCCTTCTGATAGTCGAACAACACTACCGGCAGGTTCTTATCTCTACTACGTGGGTCGTATGTCCAACAGAAGTTCTCTATAAAGAAGATAGTACCGTCAGCTGGGTCCTCCTTACCTTGGCACACAGTGAAGAGATATATCTGAGCAGACGGGTCCCTCATAGCCGCATCATTGAACTGGGCTCTTGCAATGAGCTTGTCCTTCTGTTTTGGTTCCTCCAACCAATCTAGATACATCTTCTTCCTCCGGTTGAACTCTGATATAGAATCTATGTCGTCATCCACTGGTGAGAGTATATCCATCTCCTCTCTGGTAATATCCTCCATATCCATAATACTATTCCTTGATTAATAAAATTATTCCTCCTTAGTAAAGTTCTCCCTCATCTTATTTAATACCTCTAGTGCTTTATCAGATGTCATGTTAACATCTATCTTAGCCTGGATAGCTATGTTCTGTGTAGAGAGTCCATCCATCAACTGACCCTTATCAAACATTATACCGAACACTGTAGCTAGAGTTGCTAGGTTAACCTTTCTCAATTGGTCATTGTCAGAATAGACCTGGGTAAGTTTCTTACTAAGGGTCTGGAGTGCCAGGTTACGTGAGTCCTTGGCCATCTCTATCATTTCATCAGTATTTAGCTTCCTTAGTTCCTGCTTAG